CAATAACAACTGTACGTCCTGGCTCTGCGGCATACTGTCCTCTAAGCCACTCCTCTTCACCGATCATGTACAACTTAAGATTGTAACTGGTGTTTTCGTAGTGGTCTAGTATGTTACCCATCACTGAGTCTAGGTATACATTTTCTATCGCTTCTTTTTTATCTTTCGTTTTTGGCATTATCTGAGTCTGTCTATTGCATTAGTTGAAGGTATATAAATTTCTTTACCTGAAGTAAAATCTTCAAGCGGGTCCACTAACAAATCTGGATTTCTTAATGCAAACACCCACCACAGTTTCGTAGTGCCGAATAATTTATTAGACAACAGATCTGGTCTCTTGTCAAATTTACTTTCAATAACATAGACCTGGTCAGCAGGCGATGATCCAATTTTTGGTAGCGTGTTAACATCTAAGTAAAACTTATTAACAGGCGCTCCTCGTAAGAAACTGTTAGTGTCGTGGAAGGAAGCCATTATACAAACCCTTTATTGAATTGTGCACCACTGGAAAAAGCATTTAAGTCAAACTGACTTCTTAGTTTCTTCTGTGTATACTGCGGTACCATTTCGATCATGATGTCTGTCTCTGTGGGCATGTACGTTATTGTCTTGCCCTGTGTAGGGTGATTGTATTCAACTGGTACATAGTCCACGCCGTCCGGTAATTGTATGTTAAAACTTCTAATAATTACTGGCACTTTGTTGAATCCAAAATGACCCAAGTATTCAAAAATTAGTACAGGAGGTGGAGTACCATAGTACCCTTGCTCAACTGCTGAATCTCCGTAGTAACCTTTTGTCACACTCCTTAAAAAATGGAATATGGACAACAGGTACTGTGCTTCTTCTAGTGTGTTTGCTGTAAACTGTCCTTGTACTGGCAATGTTGCAGGCTTACTATTAAGGTAAGTGTAAAACGGATAGTTAGATCCGTGTTGGCTATGCTCATCATAGTCCACTTGACCTTGTAAAAATATGTTTGGTGTATAAGGATACACAATTCCGCCACGTTCTTTCAGAGGACTTAATATACTAGGCTGGTCTTCGCCCTTATGGTTCTTGGTACCATAGGCAATGTCTTCTCCGCCTTTCTTAGGTCGGATCCTAGCTCTCCAATCGAAATTACCTATATCTTTTCTGTTTGATGGTAATTCGTTTATGTTTAGTCCGATTCCCCCAGCCTTGCCTTGTCCTGCTGGTTCTCCGTCAATTAATATGTCATCTGCCATTATATGCTCCTTGCTATTATTTATCATAATAAATAAAAACGTATTTTAATTATCATAACCTTTAGAATAAACATTGACATCGGTACATTTTAGTGTATAATACAATATAAACGAATTATAGTTTTGAGGAGACAAAATGACTACAACAGGCAGAAAAGTTAATTATCTTAATAATAAAGATATTTTAAAAGAAATTCACAAGAGCAAGTTAAGTTACTGTTATGTAACTGATGACGACTACATCCAGCAAGACATTATCTTAACAGACGTGTCAGAAATTAACGCAGAAACAATTGAACAAGCAAAACTGAACAAAGCACATGTGCAGTCTAGGGCCGCATACGAACAAGCTATTAAAGAAGGGAAATGGGTTAAGAAGCCTAAGCAGAAAGAATTTGCTGTTGATCCTGAAAGTTTAGCTGTTGATGGGTTAGTGTTTAGAGTTATGGGATATGATCATATTCCGGATGAGCCAGGCAGGAAGAAGACTACAAAAACTGTTGCTGACACAAAAGCAAAAGTAAACTTCCCTCCGTTCAAGCATTATATTTTAGATAGTGCTGGTGCTAATCCTAGAGAAGTTGTGCGTAGCCACTGGATAGGTGGACTACACAATGGACACTTTAGCGTTACCCACGGTAACATCAATAACGAGCTAGGCAAGATGTTTATGAAACTTGTTGAGCGTTACAGTCAGCGAGGTAACTGGAGAGGTTACACTTATGTTGATGAGATGCGTGGACAAGCATTAGTGCAACTTGCACAAATTGGCTTACAGTTTAACGAAGCAAAATCAGACAACCCGTTTGCATATTATACGGCTACTGTTAATAATAGTTTTACTAGAGTACTGAACTTAGAGAAACGAAATCAAACTATCAGAGATGATATTTTAATCGAGCAGGGACATTTACCCAGTTACGGCAGACAGATTGCACATGAAAACTCGCTAAGAGAAATGCGAGCAAGTGCAGAAGCAGAATTGGAAAACTCCGGCAACGCAACTAAGTAGGGACTCATATGGCAAACCTTTTTGAAAGGGCCGCATGTTTTACAGATATACATTACGGCTTAAAACAAAACAGTAGACAGCATCTTAAAGACTGTCACAATTTTATAGATTGGTTTATAGCAGAAGCAAAGGCTCGAGATTGTGAGACTTGCTTCTTCTTAGGCGACTGGCATCATCACAGAGCAAGTATTAATATTGCTACGATGAATGCTACTATTAAAGATCTTAAAAAGCTGAACGACAACTTTAGCAAAGTTTACTTTATAACTGGTAATCACGATTTGTACTATAGAGAGAAACGTGATCTTAACAGTGTAGAATTTGCTAGGGATTTAGAAAACTTTGTTATGGTAGACGAACACTTCTTGCAAGACGGTGTTGCTATTATTCCATGGCTAGTCGGTGACGAACATAAACTGTTAAACAAAGTAGATTGCAAGTACATGTTTGGGCATTTTGAGTTACCATACTTTAAAATGAATGCAATGGTAGAGATGCCAGACCATGGTGGTATCACAGCAAAAGACTTGTCTAATCCAGAATATGTATTCAGTGGTCACTTCCACAAGCGACAATACAAAGGCAATATCCATTATATGGGTAATGCGTTCCCGCACAACTATGCTGATGCACAAGATAACGAGCGTGGTGCTATGTTCCTCGAATGGGACCAAGAGCCACAATATGTTAATTGGGCAGAATGTCCTAAGTATGTTACTATGGGACTTAGAGAATTACTAGAAGCACCTGAGAAATTCTTAGACGAGAATACACATGCTAGGATTAAATTAGACGTTGCTATTAGTTACGAAGAGGCAAACTTTATAAGAGAAACATTTGCTGAAAAGTTTAGTGTTAGAGAACTACAACTTATTGTCGTAAAAGAAGAAGACGAAGTTTTCGATGGAGAAGAAATTAATTTTGAGAGTGTTGACCAAATTGTAATTAGTCAATTGGAAACAATCGAAAGTCAATTGGTAGAAACACATCGACTAATTGAAATTTATAGGAATATTGAAATTGCTTAAAATTAAAAATGTAACAGCCAAGAACTTTATGAGTGTAGGTAACAACTTGCAAGCCGTAACGTTCGATACTGATTCATTGACATTAGTGTTAGGTCATAACTTAGACCTAGGTGGCGATGGTAGTAGGAACGGTACAGGTAAGACTACTATTATTAACGCACTCAGCTATGCACTTTACGGCGAGGCACTGACTAACATCAGAAAAGATAATCTTATTAATAAGACAAATGGTAAAGGAATGATTACCACTGTTGACTTTGAGATTAAAGGAACTGAGTATAGAATTGAACGTGGTCGAAGACCTAACGTGTTAAAGTTTTATATCGATGGTAACGAATCGGCTGACAACGAACAGCAAGGTGATATGCGTGAAACTCAAAAAGACATCGAGCGTGTCATTGGGTTCCCACATAATATGTTTAAGCATTTAATTGCATTAAACACATACACTGAACCGTTCCTCAGTATGAAAACAAATGACCAACGAGACATGATTGAACAGTTGTTGGGCATTACTGAAATTAGTTCTAAGGCAGAAGTGCTAAAGGAATTACTCAAGTCTACTAAAGACAGTATTAAAGACGAAGAGTCTAGGATACATGCAGTACAGAATGCTAACAAACGTATCGAGTCCAGTATTAAAGACATCGAAAGTCGGAGTAAGGCTTGGGGCAGACTCAAAGGAGATAAAGTTCATGGATTGCAAACTAGTTTAGATACATTAGAACACACTGACATTAAAGCAGAGCTAGACTGTCACAGAAAGATTGTGGATATTAATGAAAAACAAGCAAAGCTAACGGCACTTAAAACAGACTTGACCACAAGAACAACGTCAATGAATCGAAGTGACAATAAACTTACTACCTTAGAAGCTAACTTAACAAAAGCACTCGAAGGTGTATGTCCTACATGCGAGCAAGGTACTGCACATTTAAGCACACATGAAAAGTATACTGATGATTTGAGTGAAGAGATTAAAGAAGAGCAACGGTACAATGTTGAGCTAGTTGATAAAATTAGAGAGATTACTTCTACTATTAAAACACTTGGCAATATTCCTGAGACGCCTATTACGTTTTATAACAAAATGGAAGATGCGTTACAGCACAAACATAATGTTGAAACGTTACAGGCACAAATTGAAGAAAAGATTAAAGAAGAAAATCCGTATGTCGAGCAAGTAGATCAACTTAGAACATCGGGTATCGAAGAAGTAAGTTATGAATCAATAAACGATTTCACTAGTTTAAAAGAACACCAAGAGTTCTTGCATAAACTATTAACCAGTAAAGACAGTTTTATTCGTAAAAAGATTATTGACCAAAACTTACAATACTTAAACTACAGACTGAACTACTATTTAGAAAAGTTGGGCTTACCACACGATGTTAAATTTAACAGTGACTTAACTGTTGATATTACAGAGTACGGTAGAGACTTAGACTTTGATAATTTAAGTAGGGGCGAACGTAACAGACTTATACTAGGTATGAGTTGGGCGTTTAGAGACATTTACGAAAGTCTTAACCAGCCTATGAACTTGATGTGTATCGACGAACTAGTAGATAGTGGCATGGACACAACAGGTGTCGAGAATGCACTAGCAGTTCTTAAGAAGATGGGCCGAGAGTCAAACAAGAATGTATTCCTTATTTCGCACAAAGAAGAATTACAAGGGCGTGTTAACAATGTCTTGTATGTTGTTAAAGAAGGAGGATTCACTAGTTACAGTAATGACATAGAAATCCTTGATGAGAATACGTGAGCCAGTGGACATATAAAGGTAAACAAGTAGACGAGCTACCGACAGACTGCGAAGCATTTGTTTACCTAATCACAAACTTAACTAGCGATAAGAAGTACGTTGGTAAAAAGTTAGCAAAGTTCAAAACAACCAAGCCTCCCTTAAAGGGAAAGAAGAATAAACGCCGTGGCACTAAAGAAAGTGACTGGCGTACATATTGGGGCAGTTCGGATCACTTAAATGCTGATGTGTTAGAGCTAGGCGAAGATAAGTTTACAAGAGAAATATTGCATTATTGCCCAACTAGAGGCATAGCAAGTTACATCGAAGCAGAAGAACAATTTAATCGAAATGTTCTCTTGACAGATGAGTATTATAATGGTATAATAAACGTCAGAGTAGGCGGTTCAAAAATACTAAAGGAACATTTTGGAAAGACATAACTATATATTGAACATGGCACACACCGACACCCAGTCTCGCTAATAAAAACGATCCCAGACACAAAGTCAAACTAATAAAGTACAACACATAGGACTATGCACCAGCCCCAACCGAGGCCAATATCGGACTCTTCGACAAACCTGAACAAGGTGCGAGAATTAGAGATGCATAGCGGTAAAGATACGACACATACGAAAAACTGTATTAGAAGGATGTAGGCACTGAGAAAAAGCAACCTACAAGTTTGTATAACTAAACTCTACAAGGTTATACAAATTTCCGTGAGATGAGACGGTAGTGTATGGGGACAGAAAGCTCACTGGTTCCTTTAAGCACCCGAGTTAGAGATGATGATGGCTCATATGATG